GATAATTTTGATTGCATACATTCCTATCATGTCGAACTTTGATCTTGGACGTCAGGCTAATAAGCCAAAAACTGAATATCACTTGAATGCATTACCTTACTTGAAATGTGGAATTAAAAACAGCGAATCTGTTGGTTCTGTAATCATCAACTTTCCTGCTCGTTTCGACACCGCAAAGAGCGTCAGCCCCTTATCTGCAATGACTAATGATGGCTTCCTCAAGTTCAAGGACCCTTCTGACTCCCTTGCCTCTCGTGACCGCCCTGCGTTCAATGACTATGTACGTGCACTTCAACCATCGCCTGAGCATCCTCACCACTTCCAAGCACTTGACCCTGCCTTCACTGATGAAATCTTGAAAACTTGTGATCCTACTTTCAACTGGACATCCATCAAAAGTGGTGACAAATACTATCTTCCTGCCATCAGTCAAGCTCTAGTGTATCGTGCCTCTGGCTTTCGTTTCAACTCTGAGAAACACCTGGAACAAACTGGTTCATTATTGCCCATAGCTCTCGGTATCAGCAAAGCAACATGCGCCCTCCCTGTCCTTGTGGACTCTGGTACAGTGGTCTGTCCTGAAGAGAATGTTTCTGCCTTGTTTTCAAAAGACAAACTCTCCTCCCTGGACATCCAGTTTGGATACCCAAAACCAAAGAATGGCAATGACTCCACTGCGTACACAAAATCCATCAATGGGTACCAGATTGGTGCGTATGGTTTGAAGCTTCCTGGAGGTCATTTCCTCAAGCTGATTCACATCCTCAACTGCATGTGCCTGAAAGCAGACCTGGATCTTCTGTCTCAAGTGCCCTCCCTGGCAGATTCCCTCAATCGCGGAATGAGATGCGGCTATGCCCTGCTTCAATATGTCTCCCAGTTCGCCACTGTGGACAGAGAATTGCTCCTGATGTCTTTCCTCCTGAAAGAGGCTAACGATCCCACCTTCCATGAAGTTGCTGCAATGTGGAAATCCGTTCGTGATGGTACCGCTCAAATGGACGACGTGCGTTTCGACCTGCAACCCTTTGGCGTCATGGCTTCAACTGCATCGCTCAGGGATGGGGTTCGCATCATGGCCATGTTTTGTTAGAAACCGGATCTCCAGCCGGGGACTTGCATACAATCGAACATCTCTTCA